CTTAGCATTCTCGGGTACTGCCAAACAATTAACCCAATTGTTAAATACTAATCCAACTAACTGACCACGCTCACCTAATCCGAATATCTTCCAGTATTCAGGGTCAGCATCTTTAAGACTTTCGATTTCTCTTTTAAGTGCATCAGGTAGGTGAGGATTGTCTTTGTAAGTCGTGATTAAAGTTGAACAATCTTCTCGGGTTAGTACGTGGTCATAAATCCAATGTTCAAAGTCTGAGGGGTTGTAGTCAATAATAACCTTGCCCGATGTTCTTAAAAGTAATTGACGCCAATCTTCAATGTCTATTTCGTTTGCTTCGTTAATAAAAAGGATGTCACGTTTACGCCCTCTGATTTTTTGAGCATCATCAATAGAAAAGAACTCAATCAGGTTTTTATTGAGTTGATAAGTGTTTTCGGTTTTGTTGTGGTCGGATTCATTATACCAACCTAAGCTATTCATTATCTCGATGAAGTCACGCATAGCTGATGACTTTAAAGCAGGCAAGGTTTTACGAACTATGCTTATAGTCATGCCTTGATATTTGTGGCAAGTTCTTATAATCCATTGAAGGGCTGAATAGGTCTTGCCTAATCATGAACGTGTGCCGCCTTGTAGGGCAAGCACACGCTTTGATTTAATGTTTTGTTCTATGAATAATAAATTAGGATTGTACGCCATGTTTTGTTTCTAAAATATATTGATACGCTTTATTTAAACAAATAAATTGATAGCCTATTTTTTCATTTGTCAATTCTAATCTTTTACTAAGTTCATTTAATTGTAAGCAAGCTATACAATAGGCATCAGCTATATTCATAGCATTTGGATGATTTTCGTTTATAGTTTCTATAATTGAAATATAAATTATTGTTTCGTTTTCCATTTTGGTAATTGTTATTAAGCCGAAATCCGTATCAATTATTACAAATTAAGATGGTTGTGTATTTTTTTTATTTTATATAAAAAGTTTTTTACATTTGCTGAGTTTTTCATCATATTACAACAAGCACAAGCAGGAACTACATTGGACTTTATATAACCAATTTTAGAATCTACCCTATCATAACCACTTGCCAAATCACCGCAATAATGACAATCTAATTCATTAAGTATTTCAAAATCGCTTTCTAATAATTCAAATTTAAATCCTTTCGCGTTTGCCCTTTTTAAATAAGACAAGAATTTTTTATTATCAGATTGAGTATAGATAGGTCTTTTAACTCCCTTATCTTTTCTCATTTTTCTTTGAACTTTTCTTAATTGCTTAATTTCGTTTAGTATTGCTTCTTCTGTTATAATCATATCGCAATATAATTATTTCCGCTTTAAAAGCAAAATTAAATTATTTCACGTTTCTAAATTATCTTTTAACCAATCAGGTAATTTATTGACGTTGATTGTTTGGTCAACTTCTACCTTATCACCGTACTTCTTAGGTTTTAGTTTGGCTGCTATCCATTTGCGGGCTTCAACTTGTAATCTACTTCTTTGAATCGCGGCTGCATTACCTACCTCACCAAACTCACCCGCCTGAGTATCACCGCTTTTGTCATCAGCTAATTTGATTATTTGGTCAGCTAATAAGTCAGCCTGAACGTCGCGCGCCTGCGTGTATTTGTCGCGCAGCTTTTCATCTTCAGCAATCCATCTATAAAAATTAGACGGGTGTAAGTCAAACTTTTTACACGCATCATGTAATCCTACTGCACTTGTGGCAATTTCATTACAAATGTTTTCAAATAGTTCATCTGAGTATTTAGCTTCGTACTTCCCCATTGATTGTGTTTTTATAAAGTTCTAATCTTAATTTGTTTACCTTTTCTATATTGTGATTCTCTTTAACCTCATTGTAAAGGTTTTCAGATAGTTCACTTCTTAACTCGGGCAAAGTTATGAGTTTTTTTATTTGTTTAAACCATTCTTTTTTATTTGCTGTCAGACAGTTCTTTTTATTCTTTGCTATATTAGTGTAAGGATATTCATCTGAAACGATTACGGATACCTTTTTTGCACCCATTTCAAGCATTTTCAATTCAGACTTGCATCTATTGAATGGGGTATCTTTTAAAGGTATTAAACCAATGTCAAACATATCATAGGCACTGGCATAAGTGAAGGCATCCATTCCGTTTATCCTGCAATATTGTTCTTGACTTATTCGGTAACCACTTGTGAAAATGTTTTCGTATTCTTTCCACATTGCATCGCCTTCAATAAATCCGCTCAAGATTAGTCTGTACTTGTTTTGAGTATCAGGGTCTGACTTTAGTTGTAGGAATGATTCAGCTAATAACACTAAGTCGTGATGATGTGTTACCGAACCTGACCAACCTATTTGAATGTGGTCCGTTTTCATTCGCTTTACTTTTACATCAGGTTTGAATTGGTCTTGATTAAAGTCGATTGCATTTGGAATAACATGAACATTCTTATTCAAAGGACTCACCATATTTGCAAGGTGTTTTGTAGTCACCATTACTGCATTTGCTTGTTGCAAGTTGTAGGTAATCTGTTGAGCGGTCTTTTTGTTTACCCAATCTTTTTTAAGTGGGTGATTATGCGGAAGTACCCATGTATCATCCCTATCAATTATAACCGGTATCCCAATTCGTTTAAGTTGTTTCCAGAGTATTTCCTGAAAACCCATTTTTGATACAACTGAACTTGAAACGATTAAATCGAATTGATGAAAGAACGAGTCGGGCAAATGGTCAATGATGTGAGCAGTTGTTATCTCGACTTCCTCTAATTCGTTTAGCTTTCCATGTGGAATAAGTAGACGGTGGTATTCGACTCCGCTTATTTTCTTGTCACAAACTTGAAGTATTTTCATTTTTCAAAAACTATTTGTTCATGCCCTAATTTCCATTGTGAATATTCAACTAACAATAAACCACACCGCCCTGCCATTGTTAATATGTGGTCTAAATCATAAATCCAAATATGTTCAGTCTCGTGGAATTGCTTTTCATCCATAACATCAGGTTCAAACATTATCGGGGCTTGAATTATTAGCCTCCCACCTTCGCAAAGTAATCGGTGGCACTCTTTTAAAAATGCCATGCCGTCCTCAACGTGTTCGAATACGTCTAAGGCTATAATGTTTGAGAAGATACCGCTTTCAAAGTCCTTTGATACTTCGGGGAATAAACCAAAATACAATTCAGTTGATTGGCAAAGACTTTGAATATCCTGTTTATATCTTTCGTCAACCTCTATGCCATGTGTTTCGTAATTTGCGGACAAATCACCCATAAGTATTCCAGGTGCGCAGGCAATTTCTAAAACTCTTTTAGGTTCAATGTCTGTAATCCATTTCTTCACAAGTTCATTCTTTTCAGTCACATTAAAGACTTGTTCGTGAATAGTTGAATGGTTTTGCTTTGCACTCCAATATTCATCTAAGTAAATATCTTCAGGCTTTTTGAAGTAGTTTGACTTGTAACTGCCTTCGGGTGTTTTGGTGTAATGTTCTCTCATTTTAAAAATTGATTAAGTGCATATTCAAATCCTTCTTGATTAAATATGTCAAATGCTTTGCCCCCGCATGGAATTACGTTCGGGCATCCGAAATAAGTTTCTAAGATTCTATTTGATTTTAGTTGTTCAGCAATTGCAAAGTTCATTGATTGATTGCCAATAAATACTTTACAATTGTTAATCATTAAAGCTAATTGCAAAAAGTTAGCAACGTCAATATAATCTAAATCTTTAACAACTTTACTCATTAAATGATACTCATGTTCAGTACCTACAAAGTATTTATCATTATCGTATTTATTGAGTATTGAATAATCTATTTGCCCATTTTGGTATCGTTCAGTTCTATTAATTATAATTGACTGATTCGGCATTAACAAGTGAATATGTCTAAATTTTAATTGACTATCGTAAACTTCGTAATCATTTACGTTTAAAATCTTTTCAATTAAATCACAAGTCAATTCAGGGAACGCCTGAAAGTACCACCTCGATATATTGCCCGCTCCTAAGTTCAAACCTATTTCTCTAAACTTGTCTAAGTTATAATCAACTTTTTGACCGTTGTAGATTAACACATCTTCAATAAAATTAGTAGCTAATAACAATGGCTTGAGCATTGCAGCCATGTACTTATTCAACATCACGTTACCTAATGGGTGAACGAACCCTTGAACATAGTTAGCAGGTTGGTCTATGTGTAAGTAAAGTATTGCCTTATCAT